CACTACGAAAGACATCATAAATCTAACTACAGGTCTTTTCCTAAGTATCGTGAAATATTTAATAAAGTCTATAATGCTTATTCTAAGATTCAAGATTCTAAAAAAACTTTTGTTGATTTACAGCACCTTAAAAATCATTTAAAAGAAAATGGAATACATAATAGTGAAAAGCACCAGACTACTATTAGAATAACATCTGGCAAAGTACAGGCAGACATTAAAGTATCATATAGAGATTTTTATAATCAATTAGAAAAATGTAAGTTTGCCCTGATTGATTGTAACTATAATTTAGAAATAATATGATAAAACCAAGTTACTATGCTATAATTCCCTCTGAGGTAAGGTACTCTAATTTGAAACCTAATGCTAAACTTCTATATGGAGAAATAACGGCTTTAAGTGGAAAATTAGGGTACTGTTATGCCACTAATAATTATTTTGCAGAATTGTATGGAGTAAGTAAAAACACCATTAGCAGTTGGATTAGTGATTTAAAAAAATTAGGATTTATAACAGTAATTGTAGAAAGAAATGCTAACAAGCAGATAATAAAAAGATGTATAGGTATTACGAAAAAGATTGATACCCCTATACTTAAAAAGATGAAAGGTAATAATACAAGTATTAATAATACAAGTAATATAAATATATCTAAAGAGAAATTTATTTCTGAGGTTATGACTTTTGATTATCCTAAAGATATGTTAGAGGATTTTATAAACTATTGGACTGAGGGAAAAAAGAAAATGAGATACCAAAAACAAAACACTTTTGAAATAAAATTAAGATTATTGCGTTGGGAAAAAAATCAAAAAAAGTGGGATAAGCCTAAAACAAATACAATGTCTAAATTAGATGCTCAAATAAATGAATGGCAAGAAGCTAAAAAATTATTATGATTGAATTTATAAAACACTTAACAGGATTATGTGGAGAACCGCATCCAAGTTTACTTACACTAATATTAGGAACTCCTTTCGTAAGTTATTATTTTTATAAATTAAAGAAAAAAAATAAATGATACCAATTAAACAAGAAAATTTAAAAGACTTAACTGAGAAGGTGCTTGACCTTGTAGCGAAAACAGCAGTAGAAATAGGTCACAAAACAGACCGTCAAACTATGGCTACACTCAGTAAAATCTTTGCAGAGGATTTAATGAAAGAAAATAGATTTAAAAATTTAACTTTTAATCAAATAATTGATGCTTTCCATCAAGGTGTAAGATTTGGTAAAGATGAGCCATTTTTAAATATCAGGACTTTTTACAAATGGACATACGCCCATAAACAAACTATCGACAATGCAACATATCAAACTGAAAAATTGAAACAGAAAAATATTAAATATTATCAAGAACCTTTAAAACAAATAACATGATTGGATGGGTACTATTAACCGCTTTTGTAATGTGGCTTATAAGAAAAGCAAGATGAAAACAAAAGAAATCGTAAAAGAATTATTAACTATTAAACCTCATTTAAGAGATGATGATAATAAGCTGATTTGTGCTTATTGGTGGAGGGAATTAAAAAGAAAAAATATTAATCCTAATGATCTGAATGGATTAGAATTTATGAAGATGTTTGCTAATAACAAACTAACTAATATCAAAACAATAGAAAGAATGAGAAGAAAGCTGCAAGAAGAATCTCCTGAGCTAAGAGGTAAAATTTATAAAGCACGTAAAGAAGTGATACAAGATAAATGGAAGAAAGATTTAGGATATGAAGTCAATTAGCAAATTAAAAAAAGAACTAGACAAATGGTTTAGCCTTTACATTAGGCTTAGGGATGCTACTGACGAAGGAATAGTACAATGCTTCACTTCTGGCAGGTTGTATCACTACAAGCAGATTCACGCAGGGCATTTTATGTCTAGGAGATGCCTCTCTACAAGATGGTGCGAGATTAACGTACAGCCACAGTCGGCAGCAGATAATCTTTTTGGTCAGGGCAAACAATATCAATTCGGTATTAATTTAGATGGCAAATATGGAGAAGGAACTGCTGAGGAGTTACAGTTTAAGTCTAAGCAAATACAAAAGTTTTCAAGAGTGGATTATGAAGATAAGATAAGTTATTACAAAGAAGCTGTTAAAAACTTAAAAAAAGAAAAAGGAATTGAATAACTTTTTTTATACCTTTGACGTATGATAGAACCAATTTTTGCAAGTCATGAACACAAAGCATCTGTTGAAGTATATATGTCAATGTGTAAAGAGTTTGCAAAAGATGTTAGCTCAAAAAATAAGTATAATAATTTTTTAGAGGTTGTTTCTATTATTACAGAATACCACAATAATTATGGAAAAGGAGTTAAAGAGGATGGTAATTTTTATGATTGGTTAATGATAATTCCTATTAATTTATCAGTAGCCACAAATGGATTCTTTGCAGGGATAGAAACAAAAAGGAATGCAGCAGTCGTTAGAGCTTATAGGGTAGTGCTTGACCAGATGCTTCAAGAAGTTGTAGAAAAGATAGATAACTTAGAGCCTACCAATGACTGATATATATCTTGAAATAGCAAAGCTCACAGATAAATTTAGAACTATGGCTTTTGGTATTACAACAGATGAAAATAAAATACACGAAGCAGTACAAGAGCTAATGTTATATCTAATCCAAGCAAATCCTTCTGTAATTAAAAAGATATATGATAAAGATGGAATTGAAGGAATAACACGCTATGGCGCTGTGGCATTACGTAGAGCTTTAACAAGCAAAAGAAGTAATTTCTATTACAAGTATGAAAAATATTATACACATATTGATAGCTTTCGTTATAATACTAATGCAACTAATAGCAATAATGATTATACAGGCAACTCTATTTATTATAAAGATATATCAAATTTGCCTAATCAAGAAGAAGAAGATACAAGATGGGATAAGTTAGATTGGATAGATGAACAGCTTGAATCTCTAGATTATTGGTACGATAGAGAATTATTTAAATTATATTATTATGGAGATGGAAATACGCTCGATGGACTCGCTGCTAAAACAAGAATAAGCAGGAATAGTATATTTAACACAATAGACAAAGTAAGAAAAATATTAAAAGAGAAATTAAATGAAGATTTATAATCCCAAAACACACTCAGCATTTTATATGATGTTCGGCTTTAGGTCATATGTTGAAAAAGCTCATTATGAATAAATTTTTTGTACCTGATAATGTTTATGAAGATAGGATAGAAATATGTAAGAGTTGTGTTTACTATTTTAAACCGACAGGAACTTGTAAGGACTGTGGTTGTTTTATGAAGATTAAGGCTAGGCTAGCACCAATGGAATGCAGTCAAAAGAAGTGGCAAAAAACAACAGAGATAGAAACGCCTGATGATTTGCCGCAAGAGATAGTAGAAGAAATCTTAGATATTTGGAAAGACTTAAAAACAGGTAGAGCAAAAAACGTAGAGGTTAAAAAACGAATGATACAATTATACAATACTATTTTTATGACTTCTTATTCTCCCACTACAAATTGCGGTTCTTGTTTATCAACTTGTTATACAGGAATTAAAAAACTATATAAAAAATACAGCGAATGAGTTACTTAACACACCTTAAAAGAAACAAGCATCACTATCAAAGCAGATGGATTGTGAAGTATGATGAAAAAGATTTAGTAAGAGAGGTCAAATTAATATACAGCCCAGAAGAATATCGTAAGTCATCACGATCAAGAAAACTTAATACGCAAGAAGGATTAATAAAAATTTTAGAAAATGACAAAGAAAGAAGAAATACCACATTATTACATAGGGAAGAACTATAAAATAGAAGCTAGAAAAGTAGTCGAAGATTTTGAATTGACTTACAACCTAGGGAGTTGTTTGAAATATATTTTAAGAGCAGGAAAAAAAGAAGGAAATCCTGCGGAACAAGATATAAGAAAAGCAATTAACCATTTACACTTTGAGCTAGATAGGATATACAAAAAAAGTAATACATTAACAGGAGGATTAGCAGAAACAGGAGCAAGGTCATGACACTATATAAGTGCGAATGCGGAAAGCAGGAAAAAGAAATCAATCAAGCAACAATAGGACTGCGAGATGGTAAGTGGGTTTGCATACAAGCACAATGTGAATGTGGCAAATATATGGATAGCGAACCAGAAGAAGGAATACCAACACTAAGACGTACAGAACCCTCTTTAAGTAAGAAAGGAGATAAGCTATGGGCAGGTGCTAAAGAGAAGCTATTAGGAGAACGTGGTGTCAATGAATCATTTGACTAATGAACTTTGTAATCAATAACACTCAAGATAAACAAACGCTATTTAATTATCTAAAAGAACTAGGTGCTGACTATATAGTTAAAGTTAAAAAGCAAAGGAATAACAGAAGCAATATGCAGAACAACTATTATTGGGCTTGTATAGTACAACCATTAGCAGCAGAGCTAGGATATTTTCCTGATGAAATGCATGATGCTTTAAAGGTTAAGTTTTCAAGTGAGTGGCAAAGCATAGAGATAAACGACAAACAGATAGGACTACAAACAGTAAACAGCACAGCGAGAATGAACACTAAAGACTTTGAAGTATATGCAGACCAAATACGTATATGGGCTTTAAGTGAATTAGGAATAAGACTAATGCTGCCAAATGAATTCAAGTAGTTTCTATTATATAATATAGACTTGATTAATCAAAATATTTCAAAATGACACATGGAGGCAAAAGAGCTGGGGCAGGACGCAAGGCAAAAGCAGAAGAACAGAAGTTAATAGAGAATCTAACGCCAATGAATCCTATGGCTTTAGAATCACTTAGAAAAGGTTTAGAGAAAAAAGAACAATGGGCAGTCAAATTATTCTTTGAATATTTCTATGGCAAACCACAACAAAGAGTAGATGTGACTTCAAATGAAGAAACAATAAATATGCCACTAATAAACTTTGTAGAAACTGAATCTGAATAAGAAATACAATCCACTATTTACATCTGATGCCAGATACTTCATAATCACAGGAGGTCGTGGTTCTGGAAAGTCATTCGCAGTTACTGTATTTTTAACACTACTGACAATGGCAGAAGGAATAAGAGTATTGTTTACAAGATACACAATGACATCAGCGCACTTGTCTATCATTCCTGAGTTCTTAGAAAAGATTAACCTATTAGGCTATGACAATATCTTTAGCGTAAATAAAGCAGAAGTCCTTAATCTTAAAAACAAATCAGACATACTATTTAGAGGAATTAAGACATCAGCAGGAAATCAGACTGCTAGTCTCAAATCATTGACAGGGGTTTCTAATTGGATATTAGATGAAGCAGAAGAATTGGTTGATGAGGATATATTTGACACTATTGATTTAAGTATTAGAGAAAAGGATATACAAAACAGAGTGGTGCTTATATTGAATCCTGTAACAAAAGAGCATTGGATTTATAAAAGGTTCTTTCAAGACAAAGGCGTAGAAGCAGGTTTTAATGGCATTAAAGACAATGTGTGCTACATCCATAGTACATACCTAGACAA